ACAATAGACTTCTAAGCTGTAGAGTTGAGTTAGGATTAAATCCGCCCTTAGCCGCAATAAATGCTTTAACTTCAGGGAACTCTTGTAGGGCGTCTACTGCTTTTTGTATATCTTCGCCCATTCTTTTCTGACCAAACTCTAGACGAGTCTTGTCAAAAGGAACACCATTGGATTCTACATCTTTGAGGAATCTAACACCCTCTACGAGTAGTTCTTTATATACCCAATATAGTTTCTCATTTCTCAATATAGCTGCTTCAAACTTTTGAAACAATAGGAATGTTACTATGGCGTCCATTGCAGCATAGCTTTTCATAACTTCAAAAGGAATCAAATCATAACTAAAGTCTCCTTTGAGGATTCCTGTTCTTTTGATATAAGCCGCTTTCCAGTTATCAAGTTCTGCTTCATAGTCTCCATAATCTGTGTGTTTGATAGCAAGAGTTTTAAGACCATGTGTACCTGGGTTCTCATCAAACATATAATGCATAAGCATTGTATCTTCAAAGTGTGGGAACTCAAAGTTGAAATGATACTCAAACCATTGTAAGTCAAACTTACTGTTATGAAATACTACTCTTTTCTTATTAAAGATGTCCTGCATAAGTAATTCTGCAGTGCCGTCAATGCACTCACAGTCTACATATACTCCATGTTCTTTCTTGTATGACATAGAGAAACCAAGCATATATCCATTTCTAGGATATAAAGATGAAGTCTCTGAGTCAAGTGCGATATAGTCTAAAGGGTACTCTAAAGCATCTTTTAGATATCTATGAAGGGTTGCTGTATCTTCGATACCAAAGCATTTATCATCGCCTAGCGACTTCTGTGTTAGTTCTCCGCTTACATATCCCGTTATACTCTCGACTGCTTCCTCGAACGCTTTCTTTGCTTCTGGTTTGAACTTTATCATTGCAGGATTAATCAAAGCCAAAAACTTATCATCAACAATTTTTCCATTGTACTCTGTTATTGATGTCTTTCTCGTGAAGTTTTTGAAAGGCTCTGAACCTACAAGAATGAGCCAATCGTACGAGTCTGTCTCGATTTCGATGTCTACATCTCTTTTCAGAATTTTTTGTTTACTACTATCTGAGCATAACGCAAATCGGTCATACTCGAAGTCAAAGTACTTATCATAATTAGTACTTGACATTGTTTTTTCTATTATTGCTACTTTAGTCATTATCCGCCCTTGTTTATCCAATTGTTTGCTGTTTGTGTTGTGTATACTAAGTTACTCACATGGTTATTTGCTCTATTATCATCGAGATGGTCTATTATAATTGAGTCTCTTATAATTGCTTTTAGTTCAGGAGTAAATTTAGGCCACCATTCTACTAGTTCTGGAAGTAGATTCTCGTCAAAAGGTTTCCAAGTATTCATTACATACTGGTGACAAGTACCTGCGTGTACAAATTTCTTAGCCTCTCGATTACCGCCCTCTTTCTGCGCCCCCGTCTTATCTATTCCTGTCCACTCTTTATAATCTTGAATGTCTATTCGGATAGAAAAACCAAAGTAATTGTGATCACCTGTTCCATATGATTCAGAGACTGCCAATAGTTTGTCTGTTTGCAAATTCTTAGGTTTTCCATACTGTGATACTCCGTAAATAGGACTAATATATCCATTCTTTAAAACTATAGGTTTCCACTCTTCATCTTCGTATACGGTATTATATCCTGCTTTTTCTCTTTTTTCCGCATTGGTAAGCTTATTCCACTCTAGTTTTTCTCTAATCTTTGCGTTTCTTTCTTCGCCCCAATCCCGCTGTACCTTAGCCATATAATTTTTCCTTTAATCTTTCTATTTCTGGTTTTGTTAAGTTGCCAGGGTCTATATTATCTCGTAGTTTTACTACTCTAGCACTTAACTCTAGTTGTTCTGCCAAGCCTTTTGCCATCTCGCCAGCTTTTACACCCGCTTCATCTCCGTCAAACATAATGTCTACTCCTTGTACTCCTTGGAGTTTGAGTAGACTTAGCTTAACCCAATTAACTTGTTGTGTGCCAAAACAGCACACTGTATTCTTGAGACCTTTGTCCCAAAGGTTAAGAGCATCAAAGATGCCCTCCACCAATATAACTCTATTCTGTATTGGTTTTATTTTAGCTGGACAGAATGGCATCTCTGCACCATTCGGATATATGAAATACTTGTTCATATTGAAGTCGTCCAGACTTCTACCAATCAGAGCCACTGTCTTTCCTCGGATGTCGCGTATAGGAAAGATGATACGATTCTCGAATTGAGGTACGTTCCATGTGAACGCTCCCCATATTGCAAGAGTCTCCTCAGATATATTTCTGATTCCACCACCTTTCCACGGTACTCGATCCTTTGGGAGTTGGATTCCGACAGTTTCGCTTTTAACTTTATTTACTTTTTCTTTGATTCTGTGCATACGAACTTCTAGTGGAGAAGCAGGTGCGCCAAAGTATGTAAACAGATTGCCTTTATATCCGCAAGAGAAACAGTTAAATATACCTGTAACTTTATCAACCCTCATACTAGGGTTACTATCATCATGCTCTGGGTTTAGGCATGAGATTACAGCGTCTCGTCCTGAGATGCGGTAATCAATTTTCTTCTCTCTTAGTAAGTCTTCTGCTATCATAATTACATATATTATATCAAAATTTTAAGGATTTGTCAAGAATTATTTTCGACTATGATACGCTGCGCTTTATACTGTCTGCCAATCTCAGGAAAGTAGATTATCTCTGTTTTACAATTAGCATATTTACGTATTTTTTCAATCCACCATTCTCTTGGTTTTATAGTGACATGAGCGTTTCTACCATCACTAAGCGTAGCTCTGGCAGGATATCCTGCTATAGTTGCAAATACAAACTTCATATTTGGGTTACTATACCAATATTCTAAAGTTGCATCTATTTCTTCTTCAGGTATATGCTCTAGTACATCGCAAGCTACTAAAGCATTGAATGTTCCTACTTCTGGTTTGTGTTCATACTCTGGTATGCCAAAGTCGTGTAAAAGCACTTTCTCAACATTCCATAACCTATGTATATGTCTCTTCTTGTACGGCCATGCTTTACCACAACCAAAGTCTTGTAGTATAACTCCTTCATGTTCAAAGGATAAATCTTGAACATTCCAAACCCAATACATGATTTGTTCTCCAATCATCATTCCCACATCTTTTCGGCTGTGGATTTGCCTATACTCTCCTTTCAAGTACTCATTTTCTTTATCAGATATTATCATAAAATCTACTGCCTCCCAGTAATGTGGGGGAAAGAATCCCCATTTATTTGTAATTTTTTGTATTCTTGTGCTTCCATGGAAGTTCATCTCCTATCCTCTCGTATTCTCTAAATTTTGGGTCATCTTCATAGTACCTGGACTTCCAAACTAACTCTGCCATTTGAAACCAGACTGCTACTGCTTTGTCTCTGAAATCTATGTCCGACCAAAGATAGTAATGTAACCACCACTCTTGATCGAATCTACAGACTCTTACTTCTTGTTCGTGTAGTTCAGGTATCTCACTAAGAACTCTTAGTCGTTGACTACCCGCTATGGGGTACCAGTTTGGCATACATAGAAAAGGAGAACGTACTCCTTCTTTCTTTAGTGCCTCCCTGAGTGGTTCATTGGGTGGAACCTCCATAATATTCTCTAATACTTTTGGTTGCTCTAACAACCACCCAATCTTTCGTACATACCAAGTATGTGGAGCTAAAGGTATTACCTCTGCTGTTTCTCTACTTACTCTATCATCTGCCATCTTTTAAAATCCTTTCTATAGAAGTTATATATCATATCTCTAACTTCTTTTCCGTTATAATCTGGAATATCTATTCCCTTCTTTATGTGTTGCGGAGCTAACCCTAAAGCACTCCATATAGTTTCTATAGTATGTACCTGTACTTCAGGCTCTCTATAGTACATCCATTGTGGATGTATAAATTTCTCGTATTGTGTGTAGTCATACTGGTACTTAGAATCTAAAAAATCAAAGGCAGGTAAAGTTTTCATTACTTTTTCTGTCCATTTTTCTATTCCTTCTGACACAAGTTTCCTAACTAGAAAGTGCTTATACACACTAACCCATCTATCAAGAGGGTTTCTAATAACTGTAAAATACTCAAAATCAGGGAACTGTGTGTAAGCTCTATCATAGGTAAAATGCCATTCACTTCTTTTCTCATTATGTATAATAAAAGGATGTCTTGGCAATGCTACTCTAGTTTTGATACCTTTTGTTTGTATGTATCTTTGATTAATAGATGTTCCACCAGTCTTTGGTATATGAATAAATATACGCTTTTCATCTACTATGACCATTCTACCTCGGTGTAATCATCTGTGGGGAAGCAATGGTCGCGCAATATTTGGTATATCTTATCCATATCAGGCTCATTCCAATCCACAATATGAAAGAAATCTCCTCTCATTTCTTTTGCCCATTTTTCATATCTTCTGTGTAGATCGCGTAAGTACTCATCACTTACCTCAATTTCTGCGTTTCTATTTCGTTCTCTAACTCTAGCTATAGAAGTTTCTGCACTTACTCTTAGGTATATAATATTCTTAGGTGCCATACTTGGCTTCCAGTATCTATTGTGCATATCTCTGCACATTTCATATTCTACTTTAGATAAGTTGCCCTGCTTGTATAGCATTTCCCGAAATATTGTATCTTCAAAGCATGTTCTATCTGCGATTCCTGGCCAGCGGTCTATCCTTACATGCTCGAAAGATGCTACCTCTAATTCTAATGCTTGTCCTCTTCTTTCTTGTATCATCCATACTTGCATATGAAAAGCCCACTTCTTCGGATTTTCATAGAATCTTTCTAAGTAAGGAGACTTAGGCTCATAACTAACTGGAATGTACTGAGAAAGTTCTTTGCAGACAGTGGTTTTGCCTGCCCCTATTGTACCCGCTATTGCATTATATATGGCCATTATGTATGTCCTCTATTGTTTCTTCGTACATTAATCTAAATACTTCTAGTGAAGGAAATTCTACATGTACAATGCTTTCTTGATTATTGTATGCAATTTCTGCGCAATGGCAGTGCCATGCTTCTTCTAGTTGTGCTTCTGTGTATAGTATCATTTTTTTCTCCAAATTTTGTAAATCTTTCCGTCACCATGTACGCTTTCTACTGTATCGTAATATCCTTTTACTCTGGCAGGATTATGCCATTCAACTATTAAATGTATTCTAGGACTATCTCCATTGACTACAGAGTGTGTTACTGTATTATCAACTTCGTACATATAACCTGCTCGTAGATGTTTTGTTTGATTTCCAACTGTAAACAGACAGTCCTTATTTGTTGTGATAGGTATATGTATATTGTGATTATGAACTACTGATATTCCTCCATCAACATGGGGTTTAAGTTCCCCATTAGGCTTTAATCTAGCAAACAAGGCACTTATTATATGTCCGTACCTATAGTATTGTAATAGTTTAGATTCAATCCACCAGAAGTATAATTTATCAAAATACTTCTCATAAAACTCTGTAGTAGCTGCTACTTCGTGGGGTTTACCTTTTGCGTACTCCCACATTAAAGGAATAGTATCACAGTCTCTAAAGATACTTAGTTCTGTTTTTCTTTGTATTCCTATACTGTTATTCCAGTCAGCTTCATTAAATATCTTAGGGTATTCAGGTAGTGAACCTAAATCGATTATTGATTCCATCTTTCAAAATCCTTCTTGTAATAACCATAAATCAACTCCTGTACTAACTCTCTGTTATACTCAGGAATTTGAGTAATTGATTTATGATGATTATTGAATACTGTTCCAGTAGCTTCCCATATTGTATGGTCTTCTAGTCTATGCACTTCTACTTCTGGCTCTCTATAATATGTCCATGCTGGTAAATACAGAACTTCTAAGTTTCCTAATCTAAAGTGTGCTTTTTCAAAATAGTCTAAATTCTGTGCTGTTCCCCAGTAAGCTCCATTTTCTAAGGAAGATATTGCATTCTTTGTCCAAGTAACTATATCCCAATCTACTATGAAGTTGTTATCACATCCATGCCTATATAAACTTTCCCATCTATCAATAGGATTTCTTATTACGGTAAAGTACTTATAGTCTGGGTACTGTATTGCTATTTGGTCATACGTTGCATGTATGTTATTGTAGTGTAAACCTTTTGTACGGTCTTTCTTTCCTTCTCTAATGTACTCAGCAGTTACTCCACCTTTCCAACTTCTATGCACTAAAGTATTCTTTTTATCTTTCATAAAGTATTGTGCTATATAACTTCTAGTTACAGCAATCCCTCCGCACTTGGGTATATGAATGTATACTTCTTTTTTATCATGTATTATCATATGTCGTAGGTACTTTCTCCTGTTGTCATTGTTTCTTTAATCTCTGACTTTTCATCTGGGTCTAAGGCTGTGTGAGGCCCGATCTTTAGTGTCTCCCAGTTCATTTCAGATGTGAACGGCTCGATTGAACCACTTCTCATCTTGTCACACTTAAACTTAATACAAGGCTCTGTGTCTCCCCAATGCTGAATACTGTAAGCAGCATCAACAGCATCCAAGATTCCTTTCGAGAATCTTGCCTCTCCTTTCTCATTAGTCTGGAAAGCGGAGAGAACTAGAACTTTACTCTCTTGTGCGAGAGATTTGAGACCTTTTGAGATCTCGATTTGCTCGGTCCAATCATATTGACCTTGACGATTTGGTGCGTTATGGCGTTTTACTTGGTTTAGATAGTCTACTATTACAATACCCAAGTTAGGTAACTGGGCTTGCTTCTGTCTTACTACACTAATAATTTTAGCTAATGTAAGAGAAGGATCGTAATGTATATCTATTTGAGGAACATCTGCTAACTTGTTTCTACTAAGTTGATAGTGAAACTTGTCAAAATCTTCATGGTCGCGCCATTGATTATATGCTTCTGTTCCATTATCGAATCTAGCAGCCCACCATTGAGCAACTTTATCCCACTCCATAGGAGTAAGATTCTTTGCTTTGATACGACCACTATTGATACCAGTTTGTATGCCACAGATTCTCTGCAACATTTGTCTAGTGTCCATTTCGATAGTAAAATAGAGTGCTGACTTGCCTCTTTCTTGTGCGGCAGCAGCAATGTTACAACATGTAAAGGACTTACCTCCACCACGATGTCCACCGATAACGACCAAGTCTTTGGGAGAGAATGTATAGTCTAAGTCATATTCTTGATTCAGACCGAGCGGTAAAAACTTGGCTAAATCCTCAGCACTATCAAATAATTCTACTGTATTCATGTCGTCTGCTTCATCATTTGTGTCTACTGCATCTTCTACTTGGACGACAATTTCTTGCAACAAGTCTATATTTTCTCTAGCGTCAGAGATTGCAACTTGATGATCTACATAGTTTTCTATTTTTGATAGGATTTCGGATTGTGTGAATTGGTTTTTCAGATAGTCCAATAAGAGTATGGACTCGATATCTGTTTCAACTGTTTCTATGGCATAGATTTTCTCTTGCAAATCACGTGAACGAACTTCTAATTTTAAGTCCTCAAACGTAGGTAAGTTATTGTACTTGTGTACATGCTTATCTACTACACGCCATAACTTACGATACTCTCCTTCAGGGAAGTAATGTTCCTTCAGACCATTCCAAGTCTCAAAGTCTCCGTTCGCAAGTATTTGCTTTAGTAATGCACTTTCTAGGGTCAAATTGTCTCTCCACTTACAATTTATAGTTGAAAAAAAGGCGAGCCGAAGCTCGCCCAAGGATGAATAGGTATTAGCCTATTTCTTTTTTAGCAGCTCCATTATAGTCTGAGCACTGTAGACCTCTTCTAGTAAGCATTGTTTTCACGCCTCTTACAGTTTTGCCGATATCATCAGCAATTTCTTGAACAGTCATGCCGTCAATGTCGACACCTGCTAAAGGGTCAGCTTTGCTAGAACCTTTAGTTTCTTTCTGCTTAGGAATAGCATTGATTTCACCAGCTCTTAGTAGTGATAAAGCTTTTCCTCTGATT